GGTCGAGTTCGTCGAAAAGCTGATGCAGCCTGTCATAGTCCCGCACATTCAGGCACTGTCGCCCGATCTCCGCAATCTCTTTGTTGGTCATTCGTCTCCCCCGCGCATCCCCGAAAACGCCCGCTCACACTCACGGTCCCGCTGGGCATCAACCGCCATGTCACAGGCTACGTTGTAGTCTTCCCACCGGCGGTGGTACTCGTCGACCCGATCCTCATAGTCCTCGTCGCTCTCGCAAGGCTCCTGCCAAGGCATTTGCGGCTCCCGTAGTGTCATCGTCCCGCCTCCATTACGACCCACAGCACGCCGTCTGCTCCGGGGGATGGGCCACTAACAACGACCCACCCGTTCTGTACCAGCCGGTAGTATTCTGCCGATCGGTATTCAACGCCCGTTCCAACCGTCATTTCGTCGCCTCCTTCACCCCGTACCGGTAGAGCGTCCATTTGCGCCAGTACCGGATTGCAAAGCGGGCATACTCGTCAGCCGAGCCCCCGGAACGCGCACGGCCCCTGAGGACCTCCAAGCGGAGCGTATCGGTACGATAATCGATCCACCGGATAAAGCGCCGTAGAGACGCCACTGCGTGGCTCAGAACGGATTCTGTTGTGTTTTCCATCGTTTCCCCCTATCTGTTGTGGCCTGTCTCATCAGTCCCGGGAGGCCATCCCCGGAATACGCCCCGGAGGGCGTTTCGACTACGCACCCCAGACCTGTATGATCTGCTCACCGTACACCCAGTGCTCATCGTCTGTGTCAACTACCACCCGTCCCTTTGGGCCTTCGTATGACTCAACTCGTCTCCCATATTTTTCACCCGGCTTCACCTCTTCAATGCCCGTTACCCGCGCATCTCCAAAAACCGTTGTGACCTCGTCTCCAATCGCTACTTTCACCGGCTTCATTGCTTCGATCATGATACTCATCGTTTCCCCCTATCTGTTGTTCCCTTTCGGGTATCCTCATAGTAGACCCGATGTTTTACTTTGTCAAGCATTGTTTTACAATTTGGGCAAAGTTTTACAGGAGGTCAGTAGATAGTCCCCGGGGGGTCGTCTCTCATGGGGACCTCGTCCATCTCGATGACGTCGAACGTCATGCGTACAATGTCCGCGACGATGTCCGGCCTATCCAGTAGGTTGTTATAGTCCACAGGAAGGGCCCCTATCCGCTCTTCGTACCTCTCGACCTCCACGGCCGCATCGAAATACCTCTGAACCTTTTCGTCATCGAAGCGAACCGCCCCCCTCTCTCCGTTGTGACGCCATACCCCGCGAGACTCTATCTTCAAATACCGAACAGTAAACCCGAATTTCATAGCCCCCCCAGTATTCCGAGGACGAACTGACGATACTCGTCGTCAGCCCTGCCATTCCCTGAAATCAAGTCTTCAAAGCCCATGGTGAAAAGCTCCCAGTGTTTGTTTTCCCCGTAGTACGCTTCACGGTAATCCTTGCCGCAATATGCTTTGAAGAACAGGTCTTCCCGGGCAATCTCATAGTCCTCAAACCGATCAATCCCTGTTAGTTTTTTCAGGAGTTCGGGGGCCTCACCCTTCGTCCTTCGTTCGTAGAATGCCTCCTGTAGTTCGAGAATATCCCTGTTCATATGTTCGACCCAGTGACCCATCTCATGAACTACACAACCAGCGTTCGGCTCCACATATAAGACCCGTCCCGCCCAGTCATATCTAGCCCGTTCATATTGAACACTGAACCCGACGTGATTCCCGTTGTCAAACTCCTTGAAGTGCCGAGGATACCACCGAAATCCAGACGCGGCATGAGTTGCCATCGCTTCTTGAGTCGTCCCGCTCACAGGGACAGTCGTCATAAGCGATTCCCCTTCCGGGAGCAACCCGATTATATCATCCAGCGATTTGCGGGTGACGTCTTTGTGATCTCCTCGGAGTTTCGCGAGTTGCTGATTTGCCGCAAAACGCTCATCATACAGCGGGGCAATAACCCGGTTCCTGTATCGCGCCGCTCGGGGCTTTATCCTGTCAGCGGCGATGTTGAAACGCTCTGCCGTGATCTTCTTCGACACCAAGAGCTTGAATAGGCGTTGGTTGGTAGTACCCTCCCATTCATCGATGAATTTCTCTCTCTTTTTGATCTCCCGGGAAAGGTTAAGCCCCCGCAACTTCGCCCGAGATATTTCTCTCTGGGAAGATCGGACTGCATCTTTCATCTGCTCGTCGATATCAGCCCCGAGAGCGAGGATGTCGTCAAGGTAACGCTCGCGATCGCCACTCTCTTTGTACCTCTGCCGAATTGAGGCGCGGCGACCCGCTATGGTCTGATCCTCAGGGACCTGAGTATCGGAGGTGTTGTCCATCCCTGCGCAACCGTCAGAGGAACCGCGTCGTCAGAGACGAACTTGGTCAGCGGGGTCCCCCCTTTGAACAGCTCATACTTCGTCGCCCCGAGGATTTCCCGTTGGCGTGCCTCAGGGAGCCCCCGGAGCCAGTCCTCGTAGGACTTCCCTGCCGCCACCTGTCCATCCATGCTCGCCCGGGTCCCCTCCGGGGCTTCGTCAATATCCACTCCGAGCTCCCGCCACGACTTCACGACCGGGACCGTCGTACTCCGGCAGTTCCAGTGCGCCGGGGGACGGGGCCCCTCGTCAACGGGATACACCTGACCGTCCCGGGCCTGACAGACCGGGGAGGTGCGCCCGTCGAGGGTCGACACCCACTCGATCCCTTTGATAAGGTCCTCGTTGTCAGAGTACACCTTGTCCCGGGCGGCGGTGGCAAGGTTCTGTATCCCGGTCCGGGTGAGGGCGCGAACCGAGTTGCGCCACGCCCGCGCCTCCGGGGATCGGAGGTTGTCTGTCACCGTCCCAAGGACCCTCCGGGCGGCTTCGGCACTCCCCGCCCCTTCGATGTACGTCTGTTTGATCGTGCGGGCGAACCGGTCAACGACTTTCTTCTGTTGCTCCCCGATCAGCTCCGACACCGTGAGCCCGTCAAACGTCTTCCGGGTCGCCGCCGCAAATACCTGTTCAGGGGACGGTTGCACGAGCGAGACGGCGATCGGGATAGAATCACCAAGCCCGCGATATGTCATACGGGCCACCGTGGCCGCAAACGATCGCGCCTCGTTCCCGATGAGGTAATCCTTCACCCCGGCGTAGTACTGATCCACGAGGCGGGTCACCTCCCGGTTGAGCGCCACGAGACGGGTGCGGGTCGGGCCGTCCGGAGTCTTCCGAATCGTCCCCGTCAGGTCCCGGGCCGTCCCCCTGAGCTTCCGGGTGATCTGTTCCAACACAGCCTTCTTGTACTGCTCGACGTAGACTTGGTGATCGATCGCCGCCTCAAGAAGCCGTTCATTCGTCGTCACTGGTCAACGCCCCTGAGATCGGGTTCTCGTTCTCCACCTCTTCCTTGAGGTCGTCAAATCTCCGGTCTTCCGCGATCACCCCCGCCTTCTGCAACAGCGCGAAAAGGTCCTCATGGGTGTACGCCCCAGACTGCCAGCCTTGGAGGTACGCCGTCAGAGTCGGGGCGTCAATCCGGGTCGGGCTGTATTCCGTGTTGAGCTCCACGAGGACGCCCTCTGTGGCCCCGATCCACGTGCTGATGTATTCCAGCACCCTTGTGAGTCCCCGAGCCACCCTGATAGCCATAGACGCGAGGATGGAGTTCTCCCCTTCCCGCCGGATCGTCTCGGTGTCTGCCGCTTCCGCCGCCTTCTTCTCCGTGGCGAGAATCCGGAGGGCGCTCCGGGCCATCTCGCCTTCCTTGACCTCGATGCGCTTCTCCAGTGCGGCCAGCCCGGACCCGGTGAACTCTAAAAACTTCGCATCTCCACCGACCGGGAGGATCATTGCCGCCTCCGCCCCGAGGACTACCTCGTTCTGGTCGGGAGACAAGCCGATGACCACCGGGGTCGGCACCCCCGTCCAATGCGCCCCGTTCTCAAGGTCCGCTACCGTGCGGTAGTGCGACACGTTGAGGTTGACGACGTTAATGAGCGGGGGCTTGCAAACGTCAGACAGGAGGTGATCGGAATTGATGAACTGAAACGGTATTCTGTCCCACGGGACCCCGTCGACGGTAGGCGTGAGGGCCGACACCAACTGGAAGTCGCCATCGACCTCGTCCCACTGCTCCATGACGTAGACCTGGTCCTGCAATCGCAGAACCCGGTAGGACTGCACGGCGTTCATCGTGAACCCGTCCCCGGACTCCACCTCGTAGGGACTGTACAGGACGACAAGGCTCAGTTGCCGCTTCCCGTTTACGGTCGTCGTGCGCCAGTTTGTGATATTCTCCGCCCGGTACATAACGGCGTAGGGCCGGAGACCCCGTGCTTCGTATTCCGCCCGACTGTTGACCTCTCCCGCCTCGACGCGGGGGAAGTCCACGAGGACCCCCACCCGCCCGACGGTAAACAGCTCTTTCACGACCATCTGCGCGAACGTCTGGAAGCTGTTCCCCAAGACGTCGATCGCATCGAGGTACGTCTCGATCGCCCCGGGGCCGTCTACAACCGGCGGCTTGCGGAAGACGAGGCCGTGGAGCCCGTCGAGAGTCCGCTCCGTCGCGTTGTACCAGTACGCCCGGTTTACGTAGGCCAAGTACTCATCCTTTGAATGGCCGGAAGGCCGGGGGAGATACCGTTCCCCACCGGATTTGATCGCGTCTTCGCCTTCAACGGCGTCACGACACCGGCGCCACACTTCCCGCATTCTCTCGTAGTCCTGATGGACCGCCTGTACACCCTTTTTCATCATATCCCCCTGACGGCGACCCGCCGCACTTTGTCCTTGAGATCGAGACTCGCGACCATGTACCGCAGCGCGTCACAGGCATGGTCCCATTCTTTCACCGGGGCTTCCTTCTCCGGGGACCCGTCCTTCGACTCCGGCCACCGGTACATTCCGAGCTCTTTTCGTAGGTTGACGCACCGCTCATGGATGAACAGCCGAGGGCGCCCGTCCCCCGCCGGTTTGAGCCGCGCCTTCACCGCCTGTATCCCTACGGTGATATCCTTCTTGGCGGGTACAGTATCAATGCCGAGGGATCGCATCTGAGCAACCTCCTGCGCGTCGTGGTCCGAGACAATCCACTGTTGTCGGACCCCCCGGGACTTTATCGCCTCGGCGTGCGTTTCCAGCAGGGCCTTCCGCTGGTAGTGTTCATCGTAGATGTACAACCGCCCGTCCTCGTCTACAGCGCCCCAGAGGTGCACAAACGGGTTGGAGTACCCGAAGTCTATGGCACCGTACCGGGCCCACGATTTCGGGGGGTCGTAGTCGATCAGGTTGGTGGCCGAATTGAACTCCGAATAGACGAGCCCCTCGAACGCGACAAACTGACCGTCAACCTCCTGCGCGGCGAACTCCGACGTATAGTCAGACTCAAGGTCGGTCACGAAATCCTTGGGGAGGAACTTGTTCTCCCGGGTCGATGACTGCACGATCCCGTATCGCGGGTCCTGCCGCTCAACCCACCTCTGATAGACCCAGTTCATGCCCGCCGGGGTGGTCGTCCCCCACGCTTGCGGGTCCCCGACCCGGAGGCGCCCAAGGAGGACCTTCCAGACGTTCTCACGGACCATCGCCATCTCGTCGACCCATCCCCATGTGACGTTCGGCCCCCGGAGGCGGTCCGGGTTGTCCCCCGATCGGAGCATCGCGATCGCCTTCTTCCCGTTAACCATCGTCTCGAGCTGTTGGTCCCCTTTGTTGTAGACGACCGGGATGTTATGGGCGTCGATCATCCCGAGGAGGGTCACGAGGGTTGAGTCCTTGAGCATCCGGTACGTCGGTGCAACGACAATCCCCGACTCCCCCCGGGTGAACCGGGCGAGGGCGAGGAGTGACCCTACCCACGTCTTCCCGGAGCCAACCCCACCCACGAACGCACGATACTTTTCCTGCATCTTGAGGAATCTCGTTTGTCCCGGAAGGAGCTGGTACGGGTCCATTACAGGTTCAACTCCCCGTCAGACTCATCCTTGAACGGGATGATCTGAAAGGGGATCGGTCCCCCGCCTTCGCCGCTGTGCTGAATGTGGTCACGCCGACCCCACCGATCAGGGAAGCGTCGTTCGAGGCGCCACGCCGCCGCTTGCCAGTGCTGTTGCGCGGCCCGGGTGATAACGGCGAGGTCGAACGCCTCCGATTCTGCCTGAGCCTTTTTAACTGCGTCGGAAAAACGAGCATATCGATCATCTTTCTCATCGGACCGGGCGCCCCGTTTGAGCCAGTCGTACAGGGTCGACTTATGTATCCCGGCGATCGCGGCGGCGGTCTCGATGTAGTTCCCGAGCCGGAGCTGTCTGACGATTTCGTCCTGAATGGCCTTGGTAAGCTTCGTGGGTCGTCCCGGGGTACTCATAACGCCTTGAACACCCTTTCCTTGGAATACTCCTTCCCGGAAGTCATGATTTCCAGAAAGTCCTCCCGTTTCAGGCCGGAGAGGCGCCATACTTCCTCTTCCCGCATCCCGAGCTGTTTCGCTACTTCCTTGGGGGTGATCCCGTCCTTGAGAAGGGACTGCACAATCCGCTCCATCGGTTCGAGAAGGTGAGTGCCCCGGGCCCGGTTGTGAGTGATCGTCCCGTACATATTGGCGTGCTCGTCTTTGTGATCGACGATTACCACGGGGACCTTCCCTTCGAGTTTCTCCTTCAGGGGGGATCGTCCCGCGACGGTCCACCGGTGGAACCCGTCGATGATCGTCCCATCAGGGCGGGCCACGATCGGGAGGGTCCAGCCGTTGGTGAGTATCGATTGCTCAAGGAGCCGGAGGTTCTGTTCCAGCACCTTATTCGGGTTGTAGTCGTTCGGCTTGAGCCACGACCGGTCAACTATTTGCACGTTTCGAATCGGTCTTAAAATATCGCTCATTGTCTGGCCCCATTGTTGTGTACAGCGCCCGGAGAGCGCGGTCCTTCGGGTCCCCCGCAACCAAGATGGCGTGGAGCCCTTTCCATGTATTGTCGGTGAACAAGTATTCCCTGTGTGCTATGAAGCGACGGATTTGCCTCGCGAATCTCGGGTCCTTTTCGTGGAACGTCTTGAGCAGTTCCATGCTCGTTGCTTTGTAGTCAATGCTGGACTCCCCTTCGAGTTCCTTCCGGGTACGAGAAGAACGGCGGAACATCTGAGAATCCCAGTAGTACATGGCGAGGTAGGCATTCGGTTCCCGCCGGAGAATCTTCTCGTAGAGGTCCGGGTAGAACTCCATCATCCTGACGAGGCTCTTGGCGGTATCGATGGAAAAGAACTGGGAGAGGCGCATATCCCGGGCCCCCGCCCCCGATCGGTACATGTTCAAATATGCTTCAGGAAACTCAATCCCGCGATCCCGGAGGTACAGCCAGACGTCGGAGTCTCGCCAATCATAGAGGGGGTACACCCGTTTCGAGTCAACCGAACCTTTGTGTCGTTCGATGTTTAGGGTCCGCTGGATCGACTCATGGGCCCGGAGGCCGATCAGTGTTACCCCGTCTTTGATCTGCGAGAGGAACTCTTGGTAGGTCATCCCCGGCGTGAAACTCGGGTGATTCCGTACCGCGAAACTCGGCGGCTGACGTACCCAGACGTCCTCCTTGGCGGGGTCGAAGCAGATGAAGCTCATGTCGTTGGTCAACTCGTTGAAGCAGTTGAAGTGCCGGAACGGGAGCGCCAACCAGTAGAACTGCGCCCCCCACAAGAGCGCCTTCTTCCGCCAGCTCTTGGTGATCTCGATGACGTCCGGGTACACTGCTTCCTCGTCGACGAAGATGAACGCCAGCTTTCCGGGGTCGATCTTTCCGTCCTCCACCAGTTCTTCAACGACACCGGCGACGGCGAGGGAGTCCTTGCCACCGGAGAAGCTGACGTAGATTCTGGAAGCGGTCCGGACGACGATCTCGATACGGCGCTTTGCCGCCTCGACGACGTCCCGCGCCCCAGAAAGCCTTATACCCACAGCTCCCCCTTACAGTGTGGGCACTGGCAGGATTTCCCGATCCCGTGATAGTCCGGGTCATTCGGTAGGTAAGACGGGATCGATTCCCGGGGACGCGAGAACTCTTGGGAAGTCATCGGCGTCTTCTCACCAGCGGCGAGGAACCCGGGCCCCTCGTCCTCTTCGTCGTCGTCTGACGTGTCGTACATTTTCTCATACTCGGTATCGATGAACTTCTGGGTTTCGGATGACGCTTCTTCCGCCTCCATCAGGAGGGCGTTGAGGGCGTCTTCGCTAAATCCGGGTATGTCGGTGTCGTTGATCTCGCGGATGATTTCCTCGACGATCTTCATGTTTTCCCGGCCCATGTCTTGGGTCCGGTTGTCAACCAGCATTAGCTTGAGCTTCTGATCGTAGGAGAGCCCTTCGATCCGCTTCGCCTCGACCTGAGTCATCCCCTCCCGCTTCATCGCTTCCACGAGACCGTGACCGGCGAGGATCACGTTGTCCTCGTCAATGACAACGTTCCGGAACTGACCGAACTTCTGAAGCGATCCCCGGAGGGCTTCGATCTGATTCTCGGGGTGAATACGTGCGTTCTTGTCGAACGGCTTGAGTTTGGAAATCGATATTTTCATTCCGACTTCCCTCCCCCCATTACCGAAATGGCGGGGACCCCGACCGATGCGACGGCCCCCACGAACGCCGCGATGTCACTCCCGGCGAACTTTCCGAAGGCGAGGACCGGCGCCCCAAGCAGGAGCCCCATCAGAACGCCCCAGAACACCCTCTGTTCGACTCGGTATCCTTGAATGGTCCGTAGTGTCGGGATGAACGTAGCGGCCCGCAGAGTGCCGTAGAACAGGAACAGATGCACAATCTTTATCCCGGGGACAAGGGCGAGGGCCACGCCAAGAAGCAGGAGCGCCACCATCGACTCCCTCCCGGTCCGGGATCGGGGAACGATATCTGTCTTCCAGAGGGACGCGACCGCTACCATGTTGGAATCCATGGTTGAACCGAGCCCCGCGATGATCGCAACGACCACGAACGCGGAAAGGGCCGGTCTCCCGAGGGAGTTGACCGTCGCGATATTCACGAGCTGTGAGCCTTGGGTTTCAATCCCCGCCCCGGCGCCGATCGCCCCGAGAATCCCGAATGTGATCGGGACGATGGCGAACACTCCCGCCGCAAGAAGGAACGACTTTTTTACCTGATGCACCGGCTGTGAGAACACCCGTTGCCAGAATGTCTGGTCACCGAACGGCCCTGCAAAGAGCCCGATCGCGGTAGCGATACCGAATACGAACGCCACGTGGAGGCCGTCGGAGCTCAACGGGTTTGCGTACAGGCCGGAGACGCCGCCAAGCGATATGGCCCCTACCCCGTACGTCGTCACCGCCGCCACTGCCGCGATCGTACCGGCGAGGATCATAATCACCATCTGCACGGTGTCGGTCACGATCGAGGCCCGCATACCGGCGACGGCTGAATAGGTAAACGCGATCGCCGCGAACACAACAACGATGATGGGATATGGCACCCCGGTGAGCCCCGAGATAATCGCTCCCCCGGCGAGGAGCTGAACCGCAAATGACGCGACTTGAAGGACGAGAAACTGCACGAGGTACAGACCGTGAACCCGGTCACCGTAGATGCTCCGCATGTAGTCAGGGAGGGTTTTCGAATCAGGAATCGCTTGGTACACCTTCACGGCATACCGGGAGAACAGCAGAATCGTCAGGACGTTCGGGATGAAGAACCACAGCCACCCGGTCAGCCCGTTGATGTACGCTTGCTCGGCAGAGACGAAGAGCGCCGGGGCCCATACCCACGTCGCCGCGATCGAAAAAGCACTCTGGAGCGTCCCGCTCTCCCGTCGTGCGTAGAGGAACTCTTCGGAGTCCCGCATATCCCGCCCCCGTTGAACAATGTAGCCGAGGGCGACCGCCGCCACCCCGTACCAAAAAACTATCGCCATTATTTCCCCTCATAGATGGTATTCAACGTTTCGCATTGTATCACAATGATATACACCGGGGCAATAAAGAAGGCGCGGAGGTGGTCAGTCCCCGCGCCAAAAGTTTGGAGGTTGAGCGATCGTAGCTCAGTTCAGAGTGTACCCCCGCCCGTCACGAATGTCAAACATTGGTATACTCGGCCTTCTGCCGCAACCGCCGGACCTTAGCTTTGCTAAACGTGCGGGAAAGCCGATCGAGCTCGCGCTTGTAATCTGCACAATCAATACGGAACTCGTCCCCGCAGTTGGCGTCTCGCCCGTTGTTCGTTCGCTCAAGGTAGTTCTGATATTCACGAACGGTTTCGACGTATTCCTGCTCGATGGTCATCATATCGTCCTCCTATCTGTTGTTCCCGGGCTCCTCCCGGCTGTACTCACAGTATAGGGGGTATGTTTTACTTTGTCAACCTCTGTTTTACGTTAAATCTACGAAGTTGGTGTCACATTCGATACCGTCCCAGTAGTTGTGATCTTCGAAGAGCGTCAGCCGTTGGTGAAACAGGAGGCGGGCCACCCCGGTCTCCCCGTTGCGGTTCTTCGCTACGATGAGCTTCGCCGGTACCGGTCGATCGTTCCCCATCTGGTCTACCCGATCTCTCTGAAGGAAGATCACGACGTCCCCGTGCTCTTCGTACGCCCCTGAGTCCTTGATATTTGCGAGGGACGGCTCCTTCCCTTCGGAGTCACGGTTGAGTTGTGCCAGCGCCACGATCGGGATTTCAAGGTCCCGGGATAACTGCTTCAACCGCCGGACGACCTCGTCGATCTGCTCGTGTTTCTTCCGGGCCCCTTCGAGGGAGATCAGCCCGACGTAATCCACGAATACGATACGCACCCCGGTCTTCCGTACCATCTTCCTGATCGTCGACTCGACGTCGGAGAGCTTGGCGTTCGGACGATCCATGACGTAGAGCCGCCGACGTTTCGCCTCTTCCACCGCCCCGTCAAAGATCAGCCAGTCGGGCCGTATCTGCCCCGTGGTAATCCGGCGGGAGTCGATCCCTGACCACATGGCAAGTAACCGCCTCATCAGCGCCGTTATCGACATTTCCAGCGATATGAACCCGGTCGGGATCGCCTTGGAAGTATGGGCCGCGATCGACAGCGCAAGGGCTGTTTTCCCGATCGAGGCCCGGGCCGATATGATGACCAGCTCGCTCGGCTGAAACCCAAGGGTGAAGTGATCCAGTTGCTTCAACCCGGTTTCGATCCCGATGATGTCTGTGTTGAGCCGCTCCCGTTCCTTGACCTGATCAACGAACTCCGGGGTAAAGTCCCCGATGAGCCGGTACGCATCCCCGCCGCTGTCAATCATCGCGATCGCTGACCGCAGGTACTCGATCGAGTCTTCGACCCGTTCCCCGTTCTTGAGCTCCCGGAGGGTTTCCTCGATCTCCTTCGTGAGCAGTTGCCGCGCCGCTTCCCGCCTGATACTCAACGCGAGTGAACGTGCGGCGCCGGGGTGCTGCGCGTTAGACGTGAGGGATGCAATAGCGACGTACCCGTTCGGTATCTCCCGCATCGACCCCGATTCCTTGATGTGATCGGTCAGGGATATCAGGTTGAGCGGGGTGCCCTCGTCGACGATCGCGAGGATTGACCAGAACACGATCCCCCGCCACCCGATGAAATCCCGCTCAAATACCTCCGTTCTGATCTCGTCGATGACCTCCGGGAACATGATCGCCGTTCCCAGAAGTGCTTCCTGTTTCGCTGTCTGTTGTTCCATCTTCACTCCTATCTGCTGTTTGACGTTGTCCGACGGCGCCATACTTCCCCTCAGGCGCACGAGGACGGCCTCTCCGGGCCTTTCTGGCCATCGCCGGTATTAAATAACCCTTAGAGGTTTGCGACCGCCTCAGAACGCATTTTCGCGAAATCCACGGTATGGCCGCATGCGTGGCACTCGACCCCGTCGAAGGTGTCGTTGCCGCAGTTCGGGCACTTCCTCCTTTCCCGGCTTGGTGTCTGCCCGTCACGCCGGAGCCAGTCACGTATCGCCGCGTTGTAATCCTTGTAGGCTGGTTTGCCCTTCTTCGCTCGTTGCCAGAGTGATACCCGGTCGATGAAGTCCACGATCCGCTTCTCCCCGAACTCACAGACAAGGCGGGCATATTGAAGCGGGGTCATCGTCACCATCGGTGCATACTCCGTCGGCTCATTGAGCCCGTCCCCCTCGAAGAGGGCCCCGCCCAGGGGGTCATTTTTCGCCGAGGCGGTATCTAGTTCTTTAGGTATAGTTACATGGGTATAGTTCGTGTCAACCTCCTTTACAGGGGTGGTCTCTGAGGTTGACAGGGGTGGTATCCCTGCTTTACCGGGGGTGGCAACCTCTGATACCGGGGTACCCCGAAGGACATACAGGTTGGACTGCTGGCCCTTTTCGTCCGCCCGTTGTGTCTGTGTGAGATACCCCGCCGCAATCAGCTCCGCCTTCGCTTTGATGACCGTCGGCTTGCTCACCCGTGCAATCTTCCCGATTGACGCCAAAGACGGGAACGCCGACCTCTCGTCGTTCGATGCAAACCGCGCTATCGCCATGTAGACCATAACGGCGTGCTCTGAAAGGGTGTCGTCTTCCAGCACGGTGTTCGGCACCCACGTAAACGACCAATCACGTGAGACGTGATCCATTCAAACCTCCTTACTTTTTCGACCCGAACAGTGTAACGCCGTTGTTTAACGTTGTGTACCGTTGTCGGTAGTGTTCCGCGATATCCAATATGTCCTGAGTCGAGTACTTCTTCGTTTCACGGCTCTTTCTGTGCAGTTCATCGAGAGCGTCTTTCCCGAAGCGGTCGATGTACCACTGAAAGAACGGGTACGGGTCGTGCTCGTGCAGGAAGTTCTCTCCGGCGGTCTGGCAGAACGCATTGTCCTCGTCCCACCGGGTCGCGTATCGCGCCCGGCTAATGACATGGCCGCAGTGCATCACATGGCCGTGCTCCGGGCCTTCCCCGGAGAGGACGGACCGGTAGCCGTCCCGCGCACGAATGTACGCGGAGAACCACTTGTCCGCCCTCTTGACCGCAGACTTCCGGTCAGTCTTTGGCTTCTTCGACATAGAACCGATCGCCCTGTTCGATGACCGACACCCCCGGGATGACCTCACCGGCGTCTATGAATTTTCGCAGGGCCTTCTTGTTGATCGACTTCACGACCCTCACCGCCTCCTTCAACGGTCCCCCGTTTTCCAGGATTTCGATGACCTCGGTCTCGTCGTCCGGTACGCTCAAGATGCTCGGGAGCTTCCGAAAGCCAATCTTGGTCCCGTTCGGGAGAGTCATGGATCGCTTCTTCCCTTCGATTTCCACCTCGGCAAACGCCTTCAGGTGCGGGATGAAAAATTCCTCGGTCGCCCGGGCCTGTTCTTCGATCTCCGCCACCCACGAATCGAGGCGCTTCTTCGCGGCCTTGACGTACTCCCGAGCCGCCGCGACCCGGTTGTTCTCGTGGATAAGCTTCCCCGCCGCCCACGCCGCCGCGCTCACGTCCCGGACCTCGAATGCCCGGGTATCGGCCTCGGTATGCAGGATTTCCTCCATCTCCACAAACCCGTACTCTTCCGCGAGTTCGTCCATCCGCGCCTTGGCTTCTTCCGTTCCTTCTCGTGCTATCGTCAGTTCCATTTTGTGCTCCTTAGAATGGGATGTCGTCCGGGAAAGCATCGTCGGGTTCTGGTCCCCGAGGTGCGTCGTTACTTCGTTCCTGCGCCGTCTCAGCGCCCCCTGCGGGCCTCTGCAGCAGTTGCAGGTTGTTCGCCACGATCACGTGTTTCGAACGGTTCTCGCCTTCCTGATTCTTCCAGCGGTCCTGCCGGAGAATCCCCGAAACCGCGACCTGTTGCCCCTTGGTGAGGTACTTGGCAACCGCGTCAGCCTGTTTCCCGAAGAGGGCCACGTCGACAAACGACGCCTCGTCCTCCCGCTTCCCGTAGTTGTAGACCGAGAACGCGAGGCTCATTTCTGCGATCGCCGTCCCGCTGTTGGTGTATTTCATCTGTGCGTCTTTGGTCAGTCTCCCGACCACAGTGATAGTGTTCGTATCGCTCATGCCGCATACTCCAATTTTTCCGGAAGGCGTACGCCCTCCTCAGCCGCGAATGCCTCAAGGATCGAATACGCCTCAAGGAGTTCTCTGTTTGACGCCCGGGTGGTAGATACCGGGATCCGGACCTCGACTTCATGAACGGCTGAGTTGATCGTCACCCGTTGAGTGATGATCGTCGCCGGGTACACCCCGCGCTCTACCGCTTCGTTCAGGATCATCGAATAGACTTCGTCTTGACTGTGGCCGCTTCGACCGTGCCGAGATACCCAGTTGCAATGGGCGTGAAAGCGGGTAGAGAGTTCTTTGCTCCGGGGGTGTTCCCGGAGGTCAATCCCGGTCCCGATGAGGTGCCGAATCACTTCACCAGCGACGAACCCCGAAACCGAATCGTCAATCGTGACCCCACGCTTTCGCAGGGATCGGGCGACCGAAGCCGCCACGATTGCCCCCGCCTTCTCTTCGACCGACTTCATGCCGCCGCCGCTCCGTTGACCCCTTCGCCGATCTCGTCGCAGGCTTCGATCGTCTCCGCCCGAAGCGCCGCGTCACGCCACGCCGAGGCCGTGTCGAAATCCAGACGACCGTCCTGTTGGTAGTGGTGGATCGCTTCGAACAGCTCCGCCACTTTCCACATGACTTCAAACGCCTTGGGCTTCGTCGTCGCCTTGACCCGCTCCATGAACCGGACGCCGTCATCCTTGGAGATCGCCCCGTCTTTGAACATGTCGAGGGATTTCTGATGGAGTGCCTCCCGGCGCTTCTCCACGTCAGCCGCGTTCGAAGCGGCCCCGGTCACCTTTGGCGGGGGTGTCGGCTTGGTCCCCTTCGGGAGAGCCCACGACGGGAGCGCCGGAGGTGCCCATCGGAAGTTCACCCCGCCTTCATGCCGGTTCGCCTTGTCCCGGGACGGGTACGCGGTGGCAAAATTCGGAGCGTCCTTGTAGGTCGGGTCATAGATGATCGCGAAGGTTTCGCCGAGCCCATACAGGTATCGACCGATACCGAGGTGAACCGCCGCCCGCTTCATCGCGTTCGACAGGCCCCCCTTGACCGACTCGAAGTCAGTGTTTTCCGCCCCGTCCCACTTCGTCACCCACTGGTTCTTCTCGGGCGACCAGAACGATATCCCGCAGATGTTTCCTCCGGAGGGGCCCGGTCGGTACTCGTTGTACCACCCGTCAACTCCGAAGACTTCGTCCAACCGGTCCATGACGGCCCGGGAAGTGATGTAGGCGAGAATCTTCGCCCACGGCTTCCCGGTGACCTTGTTGATTCCCGAAGACTGGATGCGCCATTCAATGTCGCTTTCCGGGAACGGTTCTCGTAGTCGTGCGTAGTCCATACGCACCTCCTTGACTTGGGGGGTGGTCTTGTAATACCCTCAGAGCGGGTGGGCTCTTGACCTGCCCCCTATCTGTTGTTGCCCCGGCTCCCCTGCCGGGGCTTTTTTACGGCAACGCCGTACCCTTATCTTACTACAATGTTTTACGTCGGTTCGTTATCGAACCGGCCCGCTGACTGGCCTCCCTGACCATGCGGCCCAGAAAGTTGCGATCCGTGCCCGGCGTCCTCATCATCTCATCGATCCGGGTCAGGTCCCGGGGGACGTCCTTCCCTTCCTGCCGCTTCTTGTACAGCTCGCTGAGTTCCACCCGAAGCGCCTTCAACTGCTCTTCCCGTTCTTTTTTCTCGGTCATGGTCTCTCCTCCCCTCGATGATCCGCGCTACGTCAAGAGCGCCGTCAGCCAGTCCCGCGATCCGCTCCGAGCCCTTGTACCCGGGGAAGTCGCCCTCCCCGTAGAACTCAGCGGTCCATCGGTCGTATCGGGACCGAGCAATCGTGATTGCGTACTCGATCCCCGCTTCGAACCCGTCATGGAAATCAGACAGCGCCACGAGTCACCTCCCGGTGGGGGGGCGTCTCCCGACGCGCCCCTTCCTCTGTTTCAGGTTGAGGAGGTCGATCTCGTCCAAGACCCGGACGCCGCGAACCACCTTCCCGATGTCCCACTTCCAGCAGAGGACCCGAACGGTCCGGGGGGACCGCTCAAGAATCTCTGCTGCCTCCTTGGTTGTGTAGAGCTTCATTGGACGACCTTCAGCTTGGCGATCTGCGGGAGATCGATCTGGGCTACCGTGAGGTCACCGTACCGCCGGAACGTGCAGGAGAACTCGACGCGATTCTGCCCCCTCGCGCTGAGCATCCACGGGAAGTCCATCCGGTTGACGTTAGTCATCTTCACGTAGAACCGCCCGCGATCGTGGGGGTCTGACATCTTGTACCCGTTCGGGTCCTCGATGAAGAAGAATTCATTCCCATCTACCGCCAAAGAGACCCGGGGCGGAATACTCCACCCCACGGCCTCAAGGACCTTCCCATCAACACTGAGCGACACGGTCGCCTTAATGTCGTCCTGTACGGTGATCGCCCCGTTGATCGACCCGGAGCTTCTTGAACCTGTTCTCCCTCGCTGTGCAATGATCTTCATGGTGCCTCCTCACGCTACCAGTTCTTCGATTTCGCGCACTGACAGGGTCGCTACCTGATACCCGATCCGCTCGTACTCATACTGGTTGTCCGGGTTCTCCTCCTCGTGAGCCAGTGCGGTGATCCCGTTCACGACCCCCCAGAGGTTCATGTTCCGCTCGGAGATCATCGTGGAAAGGATGTTCTCCCCCTGCGTGTCGGTGAGCTGAAACCGCTTGGTGACGTTCCTGATCGTCGTCTCAGGTCGTCGCACCTCGACCCCCGCCGCCGCCCGGAGCTTCTCCACCTCGGCGTCGAAGGCGTCCCGGCTGATGGAATACTGGATGGCATCCCGGAGCTTGAGCTTGAACGCGGCGTAGTCTGCCGTCTGGGTATCCAGTTGGTAGTACGCCTCGTGCGCCCGCCCGATGTGGGTTTGGTGCATCGCCTTCGAGGCGACCAGACCGTTCTTACAAACGACCCGCCAAACGTACTGCTCGACGGCGAGGGCCCCGGCGCCGACCTCGCTGTTTTTGATGATGATCCCGGCGGTCACCTCATCCCCGGGGACGATCTCCGCCCGCATCTGTGGGATGTTGAACTGGAGGTACATCCGGGTATCAGACATGGAGATCCGGTTCGGGGCGAGAACCTCGGTGTCGCCTTCGAGGATCGGCATGAGCGGTTGAATGACGAGCGCGTTATCAAACGGCTGGAACCGGTCAGAAACGTAGGCCCGCATCCGGTCGTCGAGAAGGCGGACCATGCGGGTGTCGCTGTTCTCGTGCCACATGCGGTTGACGACGTCCCGCCGCATCCCGGGGAACTCCGCCATTCTCCCCGTGAAGAACTTCCGGGGGATACCGAGGCGGTCGGCAACCTGCCCGGAGGCGTGGTCCGTCCATCCGATCGAGTCGGTGATCCCGCGCATCTGCACGGTGTTGTCATCGACCATCTCAAGGGACCGCGTCTCCACGACGAGATCCTGTTTGGCGTCTTCGATCCGTTGCACCTCGGCAAAGAAATCTTTGACGTTGTGAGTGCCTTTCATACGCACCTCCTATCTGTTGTTCCGACGACCTATCATCGTCAGGCCGGGGACGGTCAGCCCCCGACTACGCCCCGGAGGGCGTTTCGAATAGTCAGAACGTCGGGCGCTCGCCGGTCCGCCTGTTCATCGTCTCGACGTACTCACACTCGACAACCGGACTCGCCAACGGTTCCCCTCCCGGAGTGGCGGTCTTGAGACGTCCGACTACCCGGAGCTTCTGCTTTTTGATATAGGCATCGCAGGTTTCCGCGAGCTTCCCGTGAACCTCGATGTTCACCGGGTGGTACTCCTGCCGGACCTTGTCCCCGTCCCGGTAGACGTAGGAACTCATGAGGGTGGCGGTAAACACCCCGTCCTTGTAGGTCACCAAATCCCGGACCCATCCTTCAACCAGAATCGAATTCAGATCGTGGTACATCATCTCTCCCTCCATCGTGACGAAATTGCTCATGCGTGCGCCCCCGCGAGGAACGCCGCATCTGACCGTGAACAGCGCCGGTAATCCGCCGCTTCTGCCTCTTCCAGTTTCGCGAGGACCCCCTCGTGGAGGTCCTCAACCATCCCCGCGTCCTCGACGAACTCCCAGACGTTCTCCCCGTTGAGGTGAACGCTGTCGATCTCGATGGTCGTTGCAGGGCGGAACCCGTCCCGCTCGTCAGGGGTCGTGTCGGTATAGGCGACGTCAAAGACGAGGTTCCCGATTACCACGTGGGCCACCGGAGCCCGAGAATCGAGCTCCACATTCATGCGAACTTCCCGGTACGTCACGCCGTCACCTCTTCGAAGCCAACGCTCGCCACTTCAAACGTGAGCCCGCCTTCGACGATGAACCGATCGCCGACCTTCGAGGACCGGAACGCCTCGCCCTTCTTCCATATCCAAGCGCGCTCTTCCAACGCCCACCCTTTCGGAGTGATGTTCTGCGTGAGCCGGTACGCCAACTCGCAAACGTCGTGGAGCGAGTCGAAATCGCCGCGCAAAATCCCGGTTGCCACGGTCTGATACTCGTGACGAGCTACGCTCCAACCCTTCTCGTTGACCTCGTGGGGGTTGGTAAGAACCTTGTGCAAAACGTCCACCATGTAATCCATCGCTGACCTCCTATCTGTTGTTCCCCCTCTCGGGGGTACCCCCATAGTAGACCCGATGTTTTACTTTGTCAAGCATTGTTTTACAAAAGTTTCGTCAGTGAGGAGTTCCACGTGAAACGGCGTCAGACGGTGTTTTACAAGCGGGGAGGGGTGTAAGTATCGGGACGCCACGAAAGGCCCGGAGAGGCCGTCCTCGTGCGCCTGAGGGGATTCTGTATAGCTACCGCATCTGTGAAATGATAGCGATTACCGAAGCGGCCACAGCCGCCGTTCCCGCAATGAACGCCCCAAGGCTCTTGAGCATCGACGGGACTATCGAGTCAAGCTTCTGGCTCAGGTCGTCAACCATCGATTGCGTCACCCGGACCTCTCTGCGAATTCCGTTCTGCCCGTCCGGTCCGTACAGGGCGACCTCGATGCGCGCCAAAGACACTTCGATGTCTTGGAGGCGGTCGTCGTGCTCTTTGTCTTTCATTTGTAGGTCCCTCAAAATTGGCGGGTCGGGGTTGTAGTAACCGCTACCCCGCAGGTATATTTCGTCGCTCATCGGTTGTCCTCTGCTGTTGTCGCTTCATCGTTGTTCCTGCGACGAAACTGGTGAGTGCCGGAACGTAGACCGCCGCGAACGAAGCCATGAAAATAGACAGGTCCCCTGCCGGGTTCCCGGTCGCAATGTACCACGCCCCAAACAGCAGGAAGAACGGTATCGGAAACATGAGAATCGCCTTCGTTGCGGTCTTCATCATCGCAGTCTCCCGAGGCCGAAACCGGCCAAAGCGGTCCCCGCGCTTGTCGCCCACGTGACGACACGGGACCTCCGTAGCTGTGATTCGAGATCAGCTATTCTCGTTTCGTACTGTAGCCTCAAGTTCCTCAACGATTCCGATAGCGCGGTCGATGAGTTCTCCGATTGTTCGAGCTGTGCTGAGAGCCTCCGAAAGTCGCTCTCCTGCTCGTTCAACTGATTCCGTAATTCGTCCAACTCTCCGGTCAAGGTCGCGATTTCTGTCTTGTAGGATTTCAGTTGTTCTTCTTGCATCTCGGAGAGCCGCTTGGCTTCGAGCAAGGTCTTTTTCAACGCGCTCCAAGGATCGCTCGAGTTCGGGTACCCGTCCTGCCCTACCACCCCAGATACCGTAGCCAACGCCAAGACCGCCGCCAAAAATGAGACCCGCAAGAATGAGAACCGCCGTCCATCGCATGTCATCTTTCCCCGTCCATATACCGCCAAACGTCCCACCGGAAACGATCCAGCTCGTCAGGGTGATCCAGAAACCACAGGGGGCAACGCTTCCCGGTGATCGCGTAGTGTGTCGTGATCTCATGAGGAAGCAGGGTGTTCGCCATTAACAGATCACCGACGAGGCCGACCGCCGCGTCCCACCCCTTCGCCGTCGGCTGTCCGTCCCACCGGGGATGGCATAACTCAACCCCGATCGTGAAATGGTTCGGGTGCTCCCCGATCATCGCGGCGAACGGTTTGTAGTGCGTGGCCCCGACGTGGTAGGCCACCTCGGAAGACGGGATCGCCTCGATGATTTCGTGGTCGTCGATCACGTAATGAGCAGAACCGTACCCGTTCGCCCCGTCCTTCCGCGACTCCCAGAAATCACGGTTGGCCTTGGCCGAGGTCCCCGGGTTAGCGACCCAGTGCAGGACGATCGCTCGGACCCGATCCACGGGCCTCCCGGGACGGGAGTACTTGTTAACGGTCAGATGATCTCGGGTGATCGTCACGATATCGGCTCCTTCACCTTCATGGTCTGCACCGTCGAGTGCCCGCTCCACGACCCGAGGTCAACAAACGCCTGTATCTGCCACGTCCCCGCTTCATCGAGGTCGTCATTGTTCGTGAAGTAGGTAACTGCGTTGTTTACGATTGTCCCCGGCCACGCCCCCGATGCACCGGAAGGCTTCACAAACTTTATCTGCGAGGAAACGGCCCCGGAAAGGTCCATCTCGTCCTGACCCACGATCTTAATTCTCGTCCCGAAGTCACCTATAAAAACAGCCATCTATGCCTCCACGTACTCAGAATTGCGCCTGCAGCTCTAACGTCCGCGTGAACGACGCCTGCATCTCTATCTCCCGCGTGAACGACGCATGCAGTTCGAGTATCTCGTACACCGCGCCGATGATGAGCGCCGGTTCGCTGATATCCGATAGCGCCATGATCCCGGTCCCGGTGAGTAAATGCACCTGCCCGAGCG